CCGAACGTACCAATCTGAATCGTCTGGTTAGCCGTTTCGAGATTGATACCAGCCAACTCCGTAGCGATGTTGGCTTTCCCGGTTACGTCACCGGCATCCTCCGATCCAATCGTAATCAGACCCGTCTCCACATCGAGAACCGTCGTACCCGACCCGTTGGTAAACGCGGTCGGGATCTGCACGAATGCGTCGACAAGGTATGTGTTGGAGTCGAACCGATCGGGAAGTAGAATATCATCCGCCCCCGCCGATCCGAACGCTCCGGCAGGAACGTCGATCTCCCACACGTGCCACTGGAACGGAAGTTCCGTGTGCTGATGTGCACCCTTAATGGTGCAGCTCGCAGTAATGTCAGCCATGATTGCTGCTCCTTGTTAGGTCAGGATCACGGCGCAGCGTCAGTGGATCGAAGACCGATCACGCCGAACGCCTTGCTGTTGAACTGACACCGCTTGAAGCCGACGCAGGAAACACCCGCGACGCCCTCTTCGTTGTCATAATCGTCCATCTCTTCCTTCCAATCGAAGAAGGAACCACCGCCAGCACCGGCCCGGCGACTGCGCTTCCACGCGTTGCCGAATCCGATGGCGAGAGCGCCCGCCCCGAGGAGGACTCCGTGGCGAACGTCGCCGACAGAGGGAACGAACTCCGATTCCCGAATGATGATGCCGTTGTACTCACCCAGGGCACCCGTGTAGATCGGGTTGTTAGGTCCACGAGACGAAGCGTTCTGCTGAATCTCGTTCCACTGCGCCGCACCAGCATCGGTGCGAAGCGTGAGGACCTGATAAGGATGAAGGTACGCAACGTACTTATCCTTACCGCCGATCTTGAGCGGGGGAACACGCGGGTTGTTAACAACCGCTTTCGCCTTCGCCTTGTCCAGCTGGTCAAGGGAGAAGTCGGAGCCGCCGTTATCAACGAGGTGATCCGCATCGAGAGCAACGAGAGCGTTACCGGCGAAATCGGTATCACCGGCGGACTCAGCGCCAAGAGCGCCTCGCACCGTCTCGTTGCCATCACCCGCTACGCCAGCCGCGTGCGCGAGCATGCCCGCTTCCATGAACCACCCCCACCAGTTCGACAGCGAGAAGCGTCCGGACTCGCGGAGCGAGTGAACCGTGCGCTGCTGCGACATACCCTTGAAGGCGTGCGCGTGTCGCTTCTGGTTAATCTTGAGAGTATCCTGAAAGTAAGTGAGCGGAGTCTCGAAACCCTTCAGTCGCGAGTCACCGTTCACACCATCGGAGCGATCCTGCGCAAGCAGATCGTAGTAGATGGTGTCACCCGGGTTCTTGTCCAGTTCGGTCTTGAGCTGGATGCATGCACCCTCGCCCTTGCCGATCATGGCCCGAATGTCCATCTTCCCGAACGTCTCACGCATGAGCTGTTCGGACCAGCGCTTGACCGCCTGCGGGTCACCTTCGCCGAACTCAGTAAAAGCCATGGTAGTGGCCTCCCATGTGTGGTGTTAAGTCAGATTGGTTAGGTCACGATGGCGAATCGTGATTACGCCAAACTGCACCGGGAGGAGTGCTTTTACTGCCCGAGGTCCTTTCGACCTTGCGTCCGTTCCGCGACGACCGGGGAGGGGACGAGTCTCCGTTACATCCGATGCCCGAAGGCCGCCGCTATTTGAGAGGGGCGGCGAGTCCCCCATGCCGTACCCGTAGGGTAGCACAGCCCTCTAACGGTCGCTACGCGCCCACCCGGGCTTATCCAGCTTCTTTCCCAGAGTCTTAAGTCGGTTGTACTTGTCATCCGGGAAAAACAACACGTTATTTTCGAACTCCTGCTCCAGAGCGGCGAACTCCTTCTCATCCGTCGTCCCGCTAGAAGTGCGAGTACCGCCCCTGCGTGCCATACTAGGCGGCGCACCCTCTAGCACACCGGCACCGGGCTGCTTACGTCGAGAAGCAAGCTGTTCCCGGAGTCCAGACTGTCTCTGCTGGACATTAGGTGCAGAAGACGACATCTGACGGTAGATCTGAGTTCGCCATGCGGGATGGCCCGAAGCCATACCCTGCACAAACGTTCCAATACCAACCGTCTGTTCAACATCGGGGAAAAGCTGCGCTGCCTGCTGCGTAATGCCCAGGTCGTTCATCACGCCGACTACCTCGTCAACCGAGTTGAACTTGTAACCCTGAGCAAGAAGATTCTGGACATTAAGCGACATGTAGTCATCCAGAGCCTGTGCACGCTCAACAACACCACGGTGTCGATCGGGAGCCTCGCTAATAAAAGCGCTTGTCGCCTGAGTGTTAGCCTGAAGCATCTGTTCCTGAGGAGACGGCTGACGTGATTGTTCAACGAGACGTGCCGCTTCCTGCCTAATAGCTTCGGTGAACATAGGATCATTAGCGTTGACGTATACCTGCCGACCGTCTTCGCTTACCTGAACCGGAACCTGCGTGGTCTGCTGTGGAGCCGGAGCCTGAGGAGCGCCAGGGGCAGGAGGCACCGCTACCGGCTGCTGTAGCTGGGCGGGATTGACTGCAGGAGCCACCGGCGCAGCCGGGGGCCGGGACGCGAGTTCCTTACGAAGTCTAACAAGCTCTTTTCGCAGTCCCTCATTCTGCTTAGCAACAGGATCCTCCTCTTCATCTTCGGCGGAGGCCTCCTCCTCACGCTCCGACTCCTGGTTGTCATCATCGCGATCGGCGGAGGCCTCCACCTCCTCATCATCGCGGGGAGGCCCATCCGCCGCAATGGGAGGTTCGTCGTCGTCCTCGCCACGTTCGCGACGAGCGTGCGCATTATCGGCCTCTTCAGCTTCTTCGTGCATCTTACGCTCTTCGCTGTCTTCGCGATCGTAGTCTTCAGGGGTCGTTTCGAGAATGTCGTCAAGCAGATCGTCAGTATCCATTAGGCTGGGCCTCCATGGATCGCTGGTTATCAAGCTGCATCTTCTGTACAGCCATCTCTACCATGCGATCCTTTTCCTTATCATCCGCCCGCTCCCAGATCTCCAGGTGACCAAGGCGCTCGCGGATCTTCTGCTCCTGGAGCTTAAGCTGCTCCTGAGCCATGTTATGTCGCTGAGTTTCAGCGATCTTGCTACCCTCGATCTTTTCGTGGATAGCGTTCTGTTGCATCATCGCCTGATTCTGGGCGTTCATGCCTTCACTCTGTGCCTGCTGCGCCTTCTCAATGTAAGCCTTAAGCTGTTCCGCTACCGACCGACTATTGGTTGCTCGATCGACCAGGACCTCCGGATCAATGGGAACGCCAGCGGCGACAAGCTGCAACAAGATATCAAGTTCAAGCATCCGCAGGGTGCTGTTCTCGCTCGTGTACTCCATGTCCAGCATCCACTTAGTATTGCGGATATTGCGGAGTTCAACCGTATTCTTGGGCTGGGGACCCTGCGGTGTCTGCATCACTTCGTGGACGAGTCCATCCTGGACGACGTACCGGCTGTTGGGTCCAAGAATCGCGGTGATTTGCGAATCCGGCATAGCCCGGATAATCGCTTGGCTCACCTTCCGCACGAACGTACGCTGCGCCTTTTCGAAATGGGCGAACGGGTTAGACACTGACTGTCGGGATTTGTGATAACGAAGCGACAGACTGACACCGGACTGGCTGTGCTCCGCCGCCGTCATCGATGTGTTAGTCGGAATCGTGGAGACTTCGTTGATGAGTTCCATCGCCGTACGCATCCGCTCCATCACCGCAGCGGACGGGGCGGGAGGCTGGCGTTCCTGTACCTTACCAGCGGTCAGAGCATCGCGCGCTACGATCGCCACACCGCCAGGAGTGCGGGACTCGTCGCTATACTGCTCGATATCGGGGATCGCTCCCTCTTCCGCAGTCGTACCAGGAGCCGTCGCCTGTGCGAGATACTCGATCTCCAGACTCTTACCCTTGTTAAGCTCTTGCTGCGGATCGAAAAGGTTACGAACAAGACCGTAAGTCGTACCTGTCTCCTCGTCTACATCATAGCAGTAAGGAACAATCGAGAAGCCGTCAAACGGACCAGCGCTGTCATACTCCGCCAGCATCACCTTGCCAGCGAACTCGCAAACCTCGACAACTTCTTTTGTTTCCTCGATCAGCTGGAAATCAGCGCCCATCTCGTTCGCCTGTTGCGCGCGCTCCCACATCCGATCGTCGATCTCGATCTTTTCGCCCTCCTCATCGCGCAGGTACTTGATCTTACGGAACGTCTTGTACTCGTACCGAATGACGCGCATCTTGTTTTTCTGGCGATCGTAGTAGTAGCGATTCCAGCGCTCGTCGTTGTAATCGCTGTTCGATTCCCACGGCTGCGTGCCTCCAGGCTCCGCCCAGGCATCGTGCGAGTCTACGATTCCATCGTACGGCTCCTCATGCGAGGTAACCGTTTTCCAGTGGTCTTTGTGCTCTGGGTAGCTGTTAATAAACTCCTGCTTATCAAGCCAACGATCCCAAAACACATAACGCGCATCTTTTCGCGACGGGTTGATCGACGCGATATCCCAATGAAGCTCGTAGGGCATGATGCGGTGGATGTTGAACTCAACCCAATCCGGGCCGTCGTGGTTAGGCGCTACTTCCAAGTGTAGTCCACATTCGCCAGCGATCGTCCCGGTCTTCATCTGGCGGGCCGATTCGTCTTCGTACTCCGCCTCCTCTAGGACGCCTTCCTTAATAGCGTCCAGAACCTGCGCAGCCGTGTCGTCGCTACCAGCAGCCGAAATGCGCGGCACACGCTGAGCGTCGGAGTACATACCCAGGAACGAGTCTACCTTGCCCTTAATAATGTTGAACGTGTAGGCGGGCCGCATCTGATCACGCAAATAGCGCAGATCCTCGGCTTCCCACTGTCCCTCACCATCGGTGTTGTGGTAGTAACGCTCTGCCCGGTGCGCCTCACGGTGCGCCTCGGCGGTGTGATCCACCGCGTCCTCAAACAAAGCCTGAGCATGCTTGAGCTTGTCGTCGCTGTCTTCGTATGCGTACATGTTAGGTATCCTGGGCAGCAGGCTTCTTGGTAGGCAGTGTAACAGCTTGCACCTTCTCACGCCAATCGATCCACGCGTGCATGAAATCGTGCACCTTCTCATTCTGGACACCAGGAGAATCGAAAACGTAGTCGATGCGATACTCCGACCAGTCAGGTTCGGGCGGAAGAGGATTAGTGTTGACGGGAGCAGACTTCTTAGCAGGCATTACATACTCGCAGCAGTTCGACCACGCCGCCGCTGAGATCGACGCGATCCCGCAGCCCTCGTAGCCATCCGCCTAACATTCGCCGCGATGCCACAGCGACGAGCCGCCAAGTGACAGTAGGCGTCCGCATGGCGGAGATGGTCGTTCTTCTTTCCACCAGTGACAACCCAAATAGCCTTCTGCGTCCCGGTCTTCGGATCAACGCTGACTGACCGCTTAAGGTTCGTCATCTGAGGGACAAAGTGCTCATTCCAGAACTCGTCCTTCTGGTGATAGGTGACTCGCTTTTCGATAATATCCTGATGCGCGTCATCTAGGAGACGCTCGCGTCCCACCTTCACGATTCGCGTCTTATGATTCCAGTCAGGATCGCTCAGCTTGCCCGTCACATACTGACAGCCAAACCAGCCGGGGTGCGCATCGACAAACTCCATCACCTTCGTCGGATCGTATCCCATATCCATCACGCCGCTTTCGACGTTGTACATCCTAGCAATACGATGGATATCGTCGTATGAGTCGGCTCGTCCACGGGCGATGACGCTGGAGTCACGTTCGCTGGATCTAACGCGAACTGTGTACCATAGAGGCTTTCCAGGGTCAACGCCCATGCTGCACGGCCCCTCATGGCGTAGGGGTCTAGGTTCTTGAATAACCAGTTCTTCGAGTTGCTTTGCTGTGATTTCATCTTCCACCTCAGCGTAAGCGCGTGCTAGGTTCTGGTTATAAAACTCCTTCATGCGCCCGCTCTCGGTCGCCTGCTCAAGCGCCAAGACAATCTGAGTAGCGGTGCGCGTCACGCTACTAAGCTGCGAAATCCAGTAGCCCCGGTGATCCTCAATCTCGGTCTGTCGCGCTACCCACTGTCCCCGCTCTTTTCGCAGCGGCTCGTGGCACTTTTCGCACAAGTAGAAAGGATCTCCGTCCCTGGGCTCGGCGATGCAGTCCGGATAGTTAGTTTCAAGACAGGTCCAGTCAGTACATACTGGACACTTCCACATCCAAACGCGCTGATCAGACTTGGCGTACTCAAGGTCAACACCGTATCCCGGGAGTGTAGGCGTCGAGAGCATGACAATATGCGGGTCCATAGATCCGTCAAGTCGGTGGTACGCTGCATCGACACGGCTGTCATCCATTTCGTCCCGCTCGTCCATGTACAGATCGTCGAGCGGAATTGACTTAAGTTTTGAGGTGGAACGGGTCGCGCCAGTGGAGCCCTTCTGCCCCATACCGCGAAAATAAAGGAACGTGTCGCCGATTCGCTTGAGAGACGCGCTATCGGTGTTCTTGACGATGTTTCCCCAGATGTTAGGGTTGTTTGTCATCATCGGACCGAATCGAGCCTTAGCGAAGTCGCTAACCTCGCTCTCAGTCGGGAAGAAGTAGCCGATGCCGCGCTTGTTGCCCGTTTCTGCATCCGCTAGGGCGCGAATGATGCAGGCAATCGTTAGGCCCATCTGCGCACCCTTAATAATCGACGTGACAGGTGCACGTTCGTCGATGATCTCGGTCACGAACGGATACTTGCGGAAGTCCAAGTCCACGACACCATCGACACGAACGCCAGAATGCTGCAATCGATACGAGGTCGATGCAGCCATCATAAGCGCGTGCATGTCGGGTTCAGCGGACATCAGTGATAGAGCCTCTTCGGTTCGACCTCAAGACCGCCAAAAGGACAGGCTGGCCTCATCTGCGCAGCTTTCCCGT